TCAAAAATCATAGGATCTATTGAAGGATAAACAACATTATCTAAAGTTGCAGAAGTTATATCATAAGCATATTCACTATATCCTAAAGAAGCTCCTGTTTTATTTATAATGTTAATATTTTTTACTGTTTGAACTCCAGGAATTATATCTAATCCTGAATATATGTCTCTTAAAATAATAGGTTGATTAATTTGCCAATTATTAATATTAAAATAACCAATTAGATAGGTTAAACAATTAGCTAATACTTCATCATTATTAAAATTTGGTAATACAATAATATCAAATTCAATACCTATGTTAATAATAAAAGCATTTTTTATATCAACCGAATCATTTATAGTTCTAAATTGAGATAAATATGTTCTAATATTTTGTTTTAAAGCATCAGAAGCTATTTTTAAGTTTCCATTAATATCATAACTTAAAACATATATGTCAATAGCATTTTGAATTTCACCCACACTAAAAGTTGAAACTTTAGCTTTTGTTGTAAAAGATTTTGCTATACTTCCATATAGTGGAGGTAAACTTAATGTTCTAATATTATAGTCATCTGTTGTAATAGCTCTTAATTGAGTTTGGAAATTAGCTAATGAATTTTGTCTAATAGCTTCTAAAGAATCACCACTACTACCTCCAGTTGCTGCCTGAGGGTTATTTACTTGTAAAGAAAGAAAAGTAGAATTAGCTAAAGCTGAATCTGGTATGTTACTATTAACAAATGTAATATTTGTATTATCTAATGAAGTTAAAGTTCCACTAGGAGCATTAGACTCAACCCCACCTCCTACTAAATAACGGATAGTTAGAGTAGTATTAGAAGGAGCAACTCCAAATGTGTTAGTAAATACAAAGTTAGTAGGTGAGAATGCTGTTGTTAATTTATCTATTTCAAAAGGTAAACCTATACCTACATTATTAGGATTTGGAGTAATTACTTCTGTAGTATCTTGAGGATCTCCAGAACCAAAAATCATTCTTAATGAACCTGAATTTAAGAAGCGAGCAGCGAACCTATTTTGTACTACTTTTATTTTCAATAAATTAGGAGTATCGGTATCTAAATAAAAATTAGGGTCATTTGGATTTGTATTATTAATAGAATCGTATACAGCATCTTGTGCTAAACTATCTACTTGGTACCATTCATTTCCTTGAGAATCAAATACATCTAAAATTCCTATTATATTAGTGTCATTTATATCAAAATTATTAAAAGGAATAGGGTCTGTAAAAGTAGCAGTTGTGGTTTTTATAGTTGCGGATATTGCATTTCTTGATTTTTTAAGAAGATATGATTGAGGTGAATTGTCTACTACGGCATATACTGAGATTTCAGTAGGATCTAAGGAACTACTAAAACTAAAATCTATTTTATCTTGAATCAAAAATTTTAAAGCACTATTAGCTACTGAAGTAACATAAGTATTTTGTGGGATTTGAAGAGCATAATTAAAATCAGGAATTACAGTACTACCACTTACTGTTGAAGGGATTGTTTGGTAAAAATCAAGAGTAACAGTAGCTGCTGATGTTACTTTAGGCGTATATCCTAACATATATGCTAGATCAAATATATTATTTGTTTGACGAGCATATTGAATATATGTTTCTTGAACTTGGTTATCTAAATAAAAAGATAGTACGTCTCCAATATACGCTGCCATTTCCATGAACATCATACCAGGAGATGATGGAGAAAAGTCATTATAAGTATTGGGAAAATACGTTTTAGCGTAACTAATTAATTGGTCTCTTAAGGAATTAAAATCCCTGTTTAAATATTTTATGTCTCTTTTAATTGCCATTTTATATTGTTATGTTTATAGTATCAGAAATACCAAAATTTGCTACTTGATAAGTTATTGTTATAGTATATGTGTTATAGTCTTCTTGTCTTTGAATATTAATATTAACTATAGTAACAAAAGGAAAAAATCTAGTAATTTCATCATTTATAATAGTTCTAATTAAATCATCAGTATCATCATCTATTCCTTCAAATACTATAGAATTAATAGCACTACCAAATAATGGATTCATAATTCTTTCTCCAGGGTTAGTAGAGAAAAAATTAATTAAATTATATTTAATAGCATCTCTTGTTAAATAATTAGATCTAAATACAGCAGGAGCACTAAAAGGTAGGTCTATACCTACTGCTTTTTGAGCTTGAGTATCTACTGGGAATTTATTTCTAACTATTATTGCCATTATTTACCATTCATTAAAGCCATAATTTGGTCTAATCCTACAGATCCTTCAGGCAAAGCACCATTAGGATCTACTGGACCTTGGGGTTGGAAATTACCAGCATAAGCCGAATTAGCTATACCACCGTTTTGCATTTCCTCTAACATACCAGCAAACATGTTTCTACGTTCAGTAGGAGATAATTGTTTTGGTTTTTCAATATGAGGTTGTGCATATGTATCTTTTATAGATTCATTTACAGTCCCATAACCTCCAATACCTACAGGTATTTTAGGAGCTTTAACAGCTTCTAAAAGAATATCTTTTAATTCTTCTTGAATTGCTTCTTTTACGGCTTCTTTGATAAATTTTTTTAAAATATCAGTTTTCATTATTTATAAATATTATTTTTATTATTTTTTATTAAACTACCGCAGCAACTATTGCTACTTGATTATTAAGAGTAGAAACATCTATTTTTTCGGCCATGACTCTTCCTTCTAAAATATCTAAATCTAATTTTAAATTTCTAAGATTATTTTCAAGGGGAGTTATATTATCTAATATAGGTTTTATTTGTCTAAATAAATTTAATAAAATAGGAATATTTCTTTCTATTGTTTTAATAGCGTTATTTTGGGGATCAAATTGTTGAATTTCAGATTTTATAAAACCAACTTCATTAGCAAAACTTTGTACTAGATTAGCATTAGTATTATAATTTAAAGGAGTTATAGGTAAAAGATAATTAGGAATAGGTTGTCTTGCATAAGCATTTAATTTTTGTTGTTTTAAAAATCTTTCAACTGCTTGATTTAATTCTTTTTTAGCAAAATCTAATGGTTCTTGAACTTTTCTAATTCTTTCTTCAATAATTGCTTTTTTAACATCTTGGGGATTTTTACTACCTGTTCCTAACAATATTGAAGGTTCAACAGTAGAAATAGTAGGATTATCAGTAACATTTCCTGTTAAACCACTTTGATCTATTATACTTTTTAATTCAGTTATTAAAGTGTTATTTTCAGTAGTAAAAGATAAATCAGTTTGTAATATTATTTCACCACTTTGGTTTCTAGCAACTGCTTTTCTTTGAGTTAATTTATCATTATATGGAACTTCAACTATTTCTATATTAAAACCTTTATATCCTTGTAATGAATTTGTTTGATCTTTAGGTTTTGCTGAATCTGCTAATAATAATACACTAGGATTTACGGGATTTATAGCAGCATCTGGAAAGCATTGTTTTAATAAAGCTATAATAGTTTCTAGTAATTTAGTTACTAACAATATAAAACCTGAAGCTACTGCTAAATTAATAGCAGCAGAGCCAACAGCAGCATTTATTGGAGGTAATGCTGGTGTGCCGTCTTTTTTAAATAATAATTTTTTATTAACATAATCAATAACATCAACTGCTCCTACAACTGCTCCAGGTAATCCTGGTGGGGGGATTGCTATAATAGCTGCTTGAAGAGCTGGAAGAACATTATTTAAAGTGTCTGCTGTAGTTTGTAAAATTTGCCCTCCTAAAGCTACACTTCCTACTACTTTAGTTATATTTGTTAATAAATCTCCAACTTGATTTAAATCATCTATTAATCCATTTAATGGAGGTAATATTTCATTTAATTTATTTTCTGTTGGACAAATATCGGGAACTGATAAGTTATTAGGATCTATCCCTAATTCTTGAGCATATTTTAATGCTAAAGGTAACATTAAAGAAGCTACTTTATTACTTTGATTAGTTATTACTTGACCAAGTTTAGCTGTTCCCTTAGCTTTTAAGCTATCAGGAATATTACCTTGAATAGTACTAATTGAATCTGCGGTATTGATAATTCCTTCTATAGCCATTACAATGTTTTACTTACTTTTGATCTAATTTGATTTAAACTAGCTTTTAATTTAGTTGTATTACTTACAATTTGAGAAGCAATTCCGGCTGTTGGTGCTAAAAGAACACCAGAAGGAACTCCTACTTGTGTTGATAAACTTGTAGCTAAAGCATTTAAATCATCTACTAATACTTTTAAAATATCATATGTTTTATCACCTAATAATACAGGTTCTTTAGCACTTTTTCCTCCTAAATATACTTCGGAGGATTGTAATATTGTTTTGGGAGAATCTATATTAACACTTTCAACTGCATTTAAATTAACTGATTTTTTAGATGTTAACAAAATATGGTCATCAAAAGAGTTTATTACTACTCGTCCGGAATTTATTATTATTTGGTTCGAAGAATATTCTTTTGGATTTATAGGAGCGGTATCATAACTTTTATAACTAGTACTAGAAGCATCTAATGGTATTTTTTGGGTAGTACCAAAATAAACAGAACCTGAATCTAGGTTTATGTTTTCAACAATTGGGTACCAAGCTTCTTTATTATCATTATATTGTCCATTTCTAATAATAAGAATAGGATCACCATTATTTCCAGTAGAAGACCAAGTATTATTACTTCCGGTTACTGTTGAACCAAATCTTATTGATTGACCCCATCTACCTTCTATAAGATGATCTCCTTCATAAGGTTGAAGGTTTTTAATATTTGCCCTTTCATCAAAAGTTTGACCTAAAGGAATATCATCAACTCCATCTGTTGGTTTTACTCTAGAACCTGCTTCTACTTGTTGAACTGATTTTTGTTCTGAAGGGGTTGAAGTTGAAGTAGCTAAAGGATCCGGAAGGGCATTATGGTGTATGCTATTCCATAAATTTACAGGATAAAAATAATAATAAGCAACATCATTAGTATCTATAAAATTTGGATTTTGTAAATTAGGACTAGGCATTGTTAATAGATAAGTAATCTCATTTAACAATGGTATTTGTTTAGCATTTGGAAATAAAGGTAAAGCAAAGGTATATCCTAATAATTCAGTTTCTTTATTTTCAGCAGCGGGTGCAGGGTTAGCAACTGAATCTACTAATATTCCTCCTAAACTATATTCACTACCATATCTTTCATAAAGATTAGGATATGTAGTTTTTATTTCATTTAAATCTAAGAAAACAAATTTTACTCTTACAGGAAAAATATTGAATTTTGATGAATCAAACTGTCTGCTATTAACAGACAGCATTTGTTGCGATAAACCTTCATCATATAAAGCCATTATTTATCTCCTTTTAATTCGTTCATAGCAGCTAATAACTGCTCTTTTTCTTCATCCGAAATAGTTAAAGCACCTTCTGCGGTTTGAGTTTGCATAGCACGTTGAGCTAAAGCAGCCATTTTAACTAATAAGTCATCATTTTTAACACTAATTTCCATATATTCCTTAATTAAAGGAACTACTAAAGTAGCATCTCCAATATCGGAAATTAAAGGTTTTAATTCAGAAATAAGTGCTGAAACCTGTTGGTCTTTTTTCTTTTGGTTATTATAAATTTCCTCTAAAATATCGGAAAATTTTTTCTTACCAAATATTACACTATCAAATTGTGACATAAATATACAGTTAGTTTCTTATAAATATGAAACTCAAAAACTTGTATATCCGTGTTCTAAATAAAATACATAACCTTTTTTAAAAATGTCATAAAGTTGATTTGCTATTTTAGTAATTTTAGGTGTTTTAGCATCAACTTGTTCACGGATATAAATGTAAAGAGCTTTTTTATTGAATACATCTAAATATTCTCTTTTTCTAAATAATTCTAATATTGCATCTGCTATTTGAGCATCATATTCTTTAGGAAATAAAATATAAATATTTTCGGTACAATATTCAGTAAATTCATCTATATACATAGATAAACGTTCATTAGACGGAGTATCATCAATATCATATGAATGATTTTCATCCTCTTCTAAAATGTCTATGGACGTAGTATCAATTCTTTTTTTATAGTTTTTCTGGTTAGATAAAATTAAGTAACGTTTAGCAATAGTACCAAAATAAGAATATGCTTTAGTACCTTTGGTTTGATCGTATAAATGAATTTTAGATAAAAGAAAAGTAATTACTTCATGTTGTAAATGTTCAATTTCATCTACTTCTGTATAATAGAATTTAAAGGTATGAATAATATTTTCGGTTAATTTAAAAAAAGCATAATGAATTTTTCTTTCATATATTTTGCTTTTTTCTTTAGGGTCCTCAGTATTATTATATAATACAATAGAATCCTCAGTTTCTTGAGTAAAATATTGTACCCCTTTTTTCTTTTTTTCTACGGTTAATTCCATTATTTAAGTTCCTTAATAATAAAGGCATTTAAAATAGTTTGAATATTTTTAATTTGTTCAAAAACAAATCCAACTTCATCATCGGACTTAAAAGAACCTCTATGATCTACTTCTTGAAGTTTTTTATCTGCGACTTCAATAGTATCTGAAATTTTGTTGAGATAAGTCATATATCCTGCTAGGATATCTTCTTGTTTTTCATTTTTACGTAAGAGGTTAAAGGTCGTATATCCTAAGATTACGACCAATACTGAAAGAATTATAATTGTTAATATCATAAATTATCTAATAGGTTTTTTAATCCCTCACTTTTTACAGTATTTAAAGCTTTTGCTTTAGTACCTGAAGTAGTGGGTGATGATTTTTTACTATTATCCAATGTAAATATTTTCTTTGGAGAAGCCAAGTTACCCTGTAATTTTGGTAACCATTCTCTTTCAAATTCAATTCTAGCAGCCATTAAATCGGCCTGGTGGAGAATATAGGGGAGAGAGGTACGTGGTTTTTGTTCGGGCATAAAATTGGCTAAATACTTTTTATTTGCTTCATCATATAAACCATCATGAGTTTGAATTGCTACCATTTCATTAAAGGTATACTGGATGTTATGAGATTGTAACATAAATAATCCTCTATCAGGAACAGATGCAAATGGAACTTTAGTATTAAACATATAATCCTCACCTAATTTTTCACGTCTCCAATTATCAGTTTGTGGAATATAGGATTCTTGAGTTTCATCACCCATTTTACCCAGGTCATGATTTAAAGCAGAAAATACTAATTCTTCTTTAGTATAAGTAGTAGTATCAGCACCCATAACAGCCCATAATTCATGAAGATGAAGAGCACAAGTAATTACACGATTAACATGTTCAACATAACCTCCAGGAAAAGCATTATGATATTCTTTTTTATGAGCAGCAGGCATCAACATTAGACGCTCACTATATTTTTCATAAAATTCTAATACTTTAGTTTTGCGGGGTTCCGAAATATGGTCTTCAATAAAACCAATTAAACGTAACCAATTTTTAGAAATTTCTTCAGCAGTAAGATTCATATATTAATATTGATTAAATTCACCCGGTCCTAAAGGTTCTTGTTGGATAAATCCTTTAGCATCGTTAATATTATCCCTCATTTCTTGGATAATTTCATCCACAACCGTCCAATTACCTTGTCGCAACGCCAATTGTAGTTTTTCAATACACCCCTCTACTCTCTCCATCCGTCTCATTATTATTTCTCTGTTTTTCATATTTTTTTCTTTTCCCGTAATTGGAATATAATATTGGGAATAAAAATCTCCAAGCTTAAGTTAAAAGAAGTTTTACAAATTCTAAATTTTTCTTAAGATGTGCACACTTTTCATATTCTTCGTGCTCCTGGAAGTAATTTATTGCTAATTCTAAAGCTGTTTTTAAATAATCATCCGAAAAATGATACAGAGCTTCTTGATGTTTTTTATCCTCGGGATTAATTTTTTTAATATATTCCCAAGCTTTAGTAAATACTACATATTCTCCAGCTCTATCTATATCTACTTGATCTAACCCCTCATCTAATTGTTCAAAAAATTTTAATATTTGGGTATTAAATATATTGTGATTATAAATAAGTTTTTTAAACATCCCAACCCAATATAAAGGATGTTTTTTATAATTTTCTATAAGTTTATCATATTCCTCCTTAGCAATAAATTTCTCATTACCTTCAGGTTGTTCAAATAAACCAAATATTTTATTTACATCCATACATCAATACATATAGGCGCCATAAACTTTTATATAGCGCCTATATTAAATTGTTTTGCGAAAGTCGCGAAGTATGTCGAAAATTCAAAGATTACGCTAATAACGCGAAATATTCTTTAAAGTGTTTAATGCGATCTGCTAAACCTATAGTACCACCATTTACTCTTTTAGTAACAGCTGTCACTACTTCATCAGTAGCTCCTTTATCACATATAGTCCAAAGTCCATTTTTATTAAAGAACCAAGCAGCTGACATTAGAGGGTATTTACTAGCTACTAACTCAGGATTAGCTAAAATATCATCATCAACAAATTTATCAAAAGCAGTATAGTTATCTTTTCCTGTTAACTGAATATATCCTCGGCCTCTAAATTTAAATCCTTCTTTAGTAGGTTCTGCTCCATTACCCATTCTAGCTCCATATACTTTAGAGGCAATAGCTTCAGGTTTACGAGCATATTGTTCAGCTAAAGCTTTATTAGGAAAATATCTTGGGAAAATTTTCATCAAACCATCAGCTGAATAATTTAAATTTTCGGATGTTGCTTTCCAACCTCCTGATTCATGACCACATTGAGATAAAAAGTGGGCTAATCTTAAATTATTAATAATACCAAATTTAGCAGCAGTATCAGGAATTTGAGCTAATACTGTATCAGGAATATGTCCTTTAAGTTTTTCTAATTTAAAAGGACCAGGTGTAATATCGGCAGTAGCTTTTCCTTCAGAAGGAAACATTTTACCCCATGTACCATCACCTACAATACCATCAGCTGTTAATCCGTTTTTAGTTTGAAATTCTTTTACTTTAGATTCAGTCATAGGACCGAAACTACCATCAGTATTTAAACCCAAAAATTGTTGTAATTTTTTTACATCTTCACCTGTTGAACCAACTTTTAATAACATTATTTTTCCTCCTTAACTTCTTCTTCTTTATTATCTATTTCATCTACAGATTTAACTTTTTCATTTAAATCATTTACTTTTTCGGCTACTTTTTCATCTAAAGTAGTTTTACTTAAAGCTAACTTAATAATAGCTTTCCAAAGTTTACTTAAAATTTCTTTAATTTCGTTCATTATTCTAAATTTTGATTGGGTTCTTCTTCATCCATTTTTTCTTGAATTTCCATAGTATCTTTCTTATCTTTTTTATTCATCCATTTATCAATAGATGCAATACCAAAAGAACCTAATACTAATACCATAAATCCATCAAAGATGAATTCATTAAGTACTAAAGGAGCTCCAAAGTACCCAGTGATAAGATCAACAGCTAATGATACACATAGCATAAAAAATGCAATAAATCCAACAACGGCTTTTTCGTTGATAGAATTATTATCGTCAAATAGTTCTTTAAAAAATTTTCTCATATTATTTAATTGTGTCAATTGTTACTACTTCAACAGAATCCGGAACAATATTAAAAACTTTTTGAATAAAATTTTTCTTTTTAGGTAACTTACTTTTTATTTCAACTAAAGAATCTTTCATTGATTTAATTTCTTTTTTAAGTTGCTTATTTTCTTTTAATAAAGTTTCTTTAGTTTCATATGTCTCTTCAATTTCTTTCTCTAACCCTTCAGTATGCTGTAGAGCATCCTCTACTTTACCCAATACAGAATCAGTATCTGCAATTAAAGTAGAATCTTCAAATTTTTCCATTTTTGGTTCTGTTGGATTAGAACAAGAAAGAATTATAAAGGGAATTGTTAATATTAATTTTTTCATTTGCTTACTCCATCTAAAATTTCTAACTTAGCGGCAGCCCGAGCAAGAGTACTATCACTCTTACGTAATCTTTCCTCTAATACATCTAATTTAGTTTGTAATTTTTCAACTGTTTTACCACAGTTTTCTACTTGACCCTGATAATTCATTTTGTTATCTACATAAAGATAACCTACGGCCATTAATACTAGAAATAAAAGACCTTTAACAGGGTCTTTAGAGAATTGTTCAAAGCTTATAGGTAATTTCATAGTTTTTAATAATTTAATATCTTAAAACTAATTCACCGTAACCTAATCATTGATACATATTCAAAAAAATTTTTTGGTCATTTTTCTAAAAAGGATAATATGTATAATCAAAATAATCTACAATGGCACAATACGCAATAACATACGCGCCTAACCTTAGTGGTGGAGAACCTTCAAATACAACTAAAACGGGGAGTTTTCGTATAGGAAATTTATCAGGAAGTAGAGCTTGGAATAACGTAGTTCCTCAAACAACTACAAATACCTTTTTTTATTCCAGCCCCCCAGCTAATGTTGCTAATGCTCAACCATACATTATGGCAATACCTAAAGCAGGTGCTAATCCGGATCAACCTCAATTTTATTATTCAATGGTTAATGGAGCTTTCAATTTAAGTGATGCTGCTTTTATATCTACTTGTAGTTATATTTTAAAAAATTACACTACAGCAGGAGCAGTTAACCCAGGTTCTCCTGCTGATCCTACAGGATGTCTTTCTGTTATTGATTGTCAAACTAAGTTTACTACTGCTGGTTGGTTCCAATCATATGGGTTTGTACCCCCAGCTTAATTAAAACCTTTATTGTGGATCCTGTAGGGATTGAACCTACTACCTTCGCATTATGAGTGCGTTGCTCTAACCAATTGAGCTAAGGATCCAATTTTGTACTCCCAACGGGATTCGAACCCGTGACTTCTCCGTGAAAGGGAGATGACTTAACCGCTTGTCGATAGGAGCATAGATGGCGAACATCTATCGTCTTCAGTGGCGTTACCCCCCAAGGATTCGAACCTCGATTAAGTGGACCAAAACCACTTGTCCTGCCGTTAGACGAGAGGGTAATATTTGCTAGGTCACCGCAACCACCTAGCGTGGGGAGATTTAACGTGATTTGTCTATATTTCAAGTCGCAGGCCTCCCTTGTTCACGAACCCGAATCGGTATTAAGGTGGCGGAGAGAGAGGGATTCGAACCCCCGGACCTGTTACAGTCATCAGTTTTCAAGACTGGCGCATTCGACCGCTCTGCCATCTCTCCAATTTTCCCCTGTACTCGGCAAACTGTACTTCTTTGGTGTGGGGTACACTCGTGCTGATGCCGCCTCAGCAAGTGTAGTC